GCGTGGTGTGTACCGATCGTAGCCGGTGCCTACGTGTTGCATGAAAGGCTTTTCAGAATTAAGGACTTGTGGTACCCTGATGTCACAACCATCATTCAAGGTCCAGCCCTGGAGTCTATTCTCATTGATCCGCTGTAGCGCAATCCCCATGCCGTATGCCCGCTCAAAGCTGTTCCTAGCCCTGAGGGTAACCGGCAATGCTGTGACCATGTCAACAACTGGAATGCGTAGCCTACGGAGCTCGTATGATGCTTTTATCCGGTATGATACGAGACTTGGCTCCAAGTTCAAAGCCTCCTGTAGATTTTTGTACTGTCGCTTCGTCGAGCGTTGTGGTGCCTCACCAGCATTGCGAATTAGGGCAGTGGCATATTCCTGCAGAACAGGTACCCCCTGGTTTTGTGCCAGCTCGCATAGCCCAATGAGGCTCATGAGAAGCTTCCTCCTAGACACAACCCTAAAGCTGGTCTTGGTCAAGGCTTTACTCATGACTTCCAATGGATCTCGCACCATGACGAAGTCGTGGTCTCCAACAGCCACCGGTTTACTCCGGCAGAAAACGATGTCCTCCAAACATGTAGCCTCCTTCTCAAGCTTAAGTTCTTGGCCTAGCTCAAGAAAGAAGGGCTTTATGGTGGTTCGCACTACCGCAGAATATTCAATTTCCGCGAATAGTAAGCAGTCATCACCGTCATCGATAATATCAAAGTCGGAGATTGGAACGTGAAACTGCTCCTTGAGCCACCATATATAAGCCACAACCATCAAGACCATACCTAGGCAATTACCAGAAGCGGTGTTGGGGTCACCGCTACACCTTTTAGTGGTACGATACTTGATGCCGCTGCCTGCGTATCCAGTAGTATTCAACTGGTATCGCAGTAGTTCAGCAAATTGGGGATCATCGTTAGCCTTTTTATAAATGTAATGCTCCAGTGCCAGCATTTTCCTACTCCAATGTTGATCGAATTTACTACAATCAATTGAGAGTACCCAAGGATGGCGCAGTGCTGAGAACTTTGACCATATAAGTCTAGCACGCTGTCGTGCATTTAAGCACTTAGCAATGACCTTATAATGAGTTGCAAGGCCGAACAACTCACCCGTCATCTGATATACTCGCTCCTCTATGGGTTTCAAGCGGGACATACATGCCAAGTTATATTCTGCAGATCTAGCCTGAATGATTCTTGGAAATGGATCGTCCTTCTTCTTGAAGTACGTATTTTCTGCTTTTACGAAGGAATGTACTTTAGCATACCGCTTGCCTATCTCCACTCCTCCCTTCAACCTGATCATAGCACGGTGGTAGCGTTTATACTTGCCACCAGAGAATTTAGTAATACACGATTCATATGGTCGAGCTGGTTGTGAACCTATGTACTTGATAACCCGGTCCACTACGGGGCGCACAGTGTGCAGGCCGGCGTGAGTAGGCTTGGGCACTTGTCCAATGACCCTTCCTAACACACCCCGGAGTAAGTTGTGATGACAGTTACTGTGCATAA